CTTCAACTTGCAATGAAACTTGACCCGATATTGCTTGATACGGCGTGTCGTTATTCAAAGAAGGCTTATGATGACGATATCCCCGATTCGATTAAAATTGAATCAAAGCTAACTTCCACGACAGTCTTTATCATAAAACGCCGCACGATAGATATTGTTTGCTTTCGCGGCACTCAAAGTTTGCATGACTGGTTATTTAATCTAAGTGCAGTGCCTGTACCTTATGCCGGAAGGCTTTGCCACGGTGGTTTCGTGGCTGCCCACCTCTCGGTCTGGAGCAAGATAAAGAAGCACCTTCATCCCAAGAAGAGAACCCTTTTCTGCGGTCATAGTCTGGGTGGCGCACTTGCTGAGTTAAGTGTCGCTAAGCTAACTGGGAAACACCCCAATCTAAACCTAGTTGCGTTTGGTAAGCCCAATACCTTCTTTAAAGGTTTTAAGCGGTCTATACAATTGGACAAGCAGATATCCTGTGTACGCGGGTCTGATTTAATTGCAACAATTCCTAGATTTTTTTATGGACCAAGCAAGAGCCAGACGATGCTCTACTTTGCGAATTCGGGTAAGGACTACATTGACCCTGCCAAAGCGTTTCGCAAGAAAGACAGGAAGGTTTCCGGGGCGATGTCAGATCATTTAATGGGAGGCTATACTGAGCGTTTGGAAGCGTTTTTGGGCCATCAAGTCGAAGCGAAGAATATTGCAGCAACGATTATCGAGGAAGAAACTAAAGAACTTAATAAATTATTAGATGAGGTAGAAGATGCCAATGGCTAAAATACTGCTGATTATGATGATGCCACTCCTTGTTGGTTGTTCACAAATTGAAGCTCTTTCGGTGAGCGAGGGGGACAACGCTTTTGCATGTTTAAAGGGGGAATCCTCTGCCACAGCAGGGGTATTCGGTGGCAGTGTGAGTGGGATTACCGTGGAAGTCCCAGCAACTGTGGATACATCCCAATGGACGCCCCAGGACTGGGCCACTTTGGCAGAAGTTTGTGACTGAAAATGTCGAAATTTCTGGCTGTGTTTGTTGGCATCGGGATAAGTTTGTATCCGGCGTCCCTGCATTCTTCTTTAGTTGAAATAATAATAATGGAAGAAAACAGTATGGAGAAACTGATTGCCACACTGAAGCGGCATGAAGGGGTTAAAACCCACGCATATAAAGACAGTTTGGGCATTTTGACTATAGGCTGCGGGAGGAATATTAATAACAGCACAAAGCACAAGGGGATCGGGATCAGCATTGATGAAATCGAATATATGCTCCAGAACGATATAGATCGCACGATCAAAGAGTTAAGCCAGGAATATCCGTGGTTTAATGATATGGAAGAGGGTGCTAGGCGGGATGCAATCATTAATATGCACTTTAATCTGGGCAGGTTCCGGTTTGCCGGATTTAAGAAAGCTATTGCTCATATGGAGAATGGCTCCTACGATGCAGCCGCTACGGAATTTCTGGACAGCCGTTGGGCTAAGCAGGTAAAAGGTCGGGCCTTAGAGGTTACCGATATGATTAAAACTGGGACATATATCCTTAATGGGTGAGTAATGCTGGTTAAATATGAATTTGAGCCGGGTGTTAACCGGGAGGGAACTCAGCTAACTGCTGGTAGCGGTTGGTATGATGCCGACAAGATTCGTTTCCGTAAGGGCAGACCTGAGCAGATTGGCGGCTGGGCTAAATATTCCGTTAACGCTTTCTTGGGGGTATGCCGTTCATTGCTGGACTGGGTGGCCCAATCGGCCATCGATTATCTTGGGCTGGGAACGACCCTGAAGTTCTATGTAAGTGTCGGTGACGGCTTTAATGATGTCACCCCGATACGCACTACTACCGTTGCCGGGGCGGTTACTTTCGGCGCATCTACAAGCTCGTCAACCCTCACGGTTACTAATACGAATCATGGGGCGGTGGTTAACGATTTTGTGACCTATTCAGGTGCTGTTTCCTTGGGAGGAAACATTACCGCTGCGGTACTGAATCAGGAATATCAGATCGCTTCTATTACTACCGCAAACATATACACGATTACAGCGAAAAACATTCTAGGGGTTACGGTAACGGCTAACGCGAGCGATACCGGCAATGGTGGTGCTGCTGTTGTCGGGGAATACCAGATCAACACAGGGTTAAACACTTATGTTGCGGCATCGGGTTTCGGTGCAGGCACATGGGGTAGTTCAGAGGGCTGGGGTGGTTCAACGCCGATTGGCGCTGGCAATCAGCTTCGTCTTTATACTCAGGACACTTTCGGCAATGACCTTATCTTTTGTGTTCGGGGTGGTGGTATCTATTATTGGGACGAGAGTGTAGGAACCGGAACCAGAGCCATTGCTCTTGTTGACAAGTCAGGAGCAGTGAGTCCTCCAACTCTGGCGTTGCAGGTTATGGTGTCGGATACGGATCGTCACACGATTTGTTTTGGGTCTAACCCTATTGGCAGCACAACCCTTGACCCGCTGTTTGTACGCTGGTCAGATCAGGAGAGTCCTTTTGATTGGACTCCTACCTCTACCAATACTTCTGGCGGAGTAACGCTTACTGCTGGCTCCTATATCATTGCTGCAATTAAAACACGGCAGGAGATACTGATCTTTACCAATAACAGTATCCACTCGATGCGGTTTTCTGGAGCGCCTTTCACCTACGAGTTTGATGTGGTGAACGAAGGCTTGTCGATGGTGTCACCAAACGCGGCTACCAATGCGGGCGACATGGTCTTTTTCATGGACAGGGGTGGTTTCTATTTCTATAACGGTTCTGTGCAGCGGCTCAAGTGTACAGTGCTGGATTATGTTTTCAGCAATATAAATACGGCTCAGGAATACAAGATTTTCGCTACGGCCAGTGTCGATTTTTCAGAAATTTACTGGTTCTATCCTATTGGCAGTGGCGATACCGAATGCACCAATTATGTTTCCTATAATTATCTGGAGGATTCGTGGGCAATAGGCACTCTGGACAGGGCTGCGTGGATATCAGCCAACACCAGAACCTACCCCATTGCCGCCACTAATATAGTGTCGGCAAATGAGAATTATCTGTATAACCACGAGTCCGGTTATGACGACGATGGTTCGGCTATGAACGCCTATATCGAATCTGGCGGTATCGAAATGGGTGATGGCGAGCAGTTTATGTTTGTGAACCGGATGATCCCAGACTTTGAGTTTCGTGGCGCTACTGGCAGCGCTTCGATGACGATTACTTTCAAGGGGAAAGATTTTCCCTTGAATTCAAGTAGCACACTGGCCACCTCGACGGTGACCTCGACCTCAAGCCAGTCGTTCATCCGTGCCAGAACGCGGGAATCGATTATCCGGGTAGCCAGTACTGGGACAGGTTATGGTTGGACGTTGGGACAGATGAGGTTTGATGTCAGACCAGACGGGAGGCGCTAATGGCACAAAAAACTAACTCAGTAGTCTTGCCGACAGCCAATACGGCTTATGACTTCCAGAATGAACTGACAATGAGAAGAACGCTTGAGCGTTCTTTCGCCAATGTGCAGGATAATTTGACTGAAGTTACCCAGAAGGTTGGCAAAGAAGAGTCGTTGGCCCTCAAACGATTCCAGTTTTTGTTGATGGGGGCGGGCAATGGCTGATGCGATCAAGGTACTGGGACAGCTTGATGCGGCGGCGACCACCACCGAAGCGCTTTATACTGTGCCTGATCTTAATTTAACGACTGTCAGCTCTCTGGTGGCGTGTAACCGGAACGGCTCGGCTGAGACCTTTCGTGTGAGCGTACATGTCGCCGGAGCGGGAGCTGATGACAAGCAATACCTTTATTATGACAAAGAAGTGCCAGCTAATGATTCGCTGGCAATTATTATAGGAATGACTCTTAACCAAGCTGATGTGGTTAAAGTTTATGCGGGTGGAACCGGCATGAGCTTTAACCTTTTCGGCGTGGAAACAAGTTAGGATATCACTATGAATATGAAGCCGCCATTACAGAGAACGGCAAACCAGTTATCGGATTACGGTAGGTTCGGGGACAGTACGCTCGTCCACATGAACCCTGCTGAGGTGCGTGGCTTGGCATCTATGTCCCCCACAGGTGAGCTAACCATAAACCCTGTTACTGGGCAGCCTGAAGCCTTCCTGCCTTTCCTAGCGCCCCTTCTAGGGAGCTGGTTGGGAGGGGCAGCCTTGGGCGGTACGGCGTTAGGGATGACTGGAGCCAGCGCCTTGGGTGCTGGCCTTGCAACATGGGCAGAAAGCGGTTCTTTCGAGAAAGGTTTAATTAGCGGTGTTACCGGATTTGGTTTGGGTCAGTTATTTAAGGGTGGGGCGGATGCAGCCAATTTAGCTCCTGAATTAGCCGCAGTAGATGCAGCCCAGCAAGGGGTAACTGGGGCAATGCAAGGGGTGTCGTATTCTCCTGAGCTTGCTCAGGTAGGAGAATATTTACAAGGCGTTAACCCAATGGCTAATGCTCAAACATTGGGGGCTGGGATGGCTGGCCCTCCTGTACGCGCTCCGGGCATCTTTCCGGGTGATATATCCGGGGGTATGACGGCAGGCTCTCCTATATCAGCAGCACAACAAGGATTTTTAGATGCCTCGCAAAATCTTAGTACGGCACAGGGCGGTCTTAATGTAGGTCGTGGTAGTTTAACCCCCGGACAAAGAGCAGGAAGCCTATTTAGCCGTGAAGGCTTGGCAGGAATGGGCCAACAACTGAAAAACCCAGCGGCAACTATGCCTATGGTGCTGGGTGCAGGTACGAGGGCAAACGTAGAACAACAGGAATACATGGAGGGTGTACGAAAGGGCGGTTTACGAGATCAAGCTGCTAAGAACCGCAGGTTCGAGGGTATCCTGCATAACGCACGGGAGATGGCATCTAGGACTCGCGGGACAAACCCTTACCAGAATCCGTTTAAGTCAGCCGCAGGCGGCATAGTGGGTTATAACGGTGGTGGCGAGATCGGCAGCGGTGATCCGGCGGCATGGTCGGCAACGTCATTGGGAAGGTTCGGAGCCAATCCTACTAAAAATACGTACATAGACCCGGAAACGGGTGAGTATTTTATAGATACAGTAGCCGGTTCAGGGGCAGAGCAACAGTCCTTCCTGCGTGGTAAGTTTGAGCAACAGGCTCCAACTGATTACCGGCATGGTTTTGAAAAAGAGTTTGATTTCTTCACTCAGGTGGATGATCCAGAGCTTGATCGCAGCTTGGACTTGTTCGGTTCTGGAGCATCGGATAGGTTGGCGGGGCTGGCTGGTTTAACTCCGGCACAGTTACAGGCGTATTATGATGCGGTTAGAGATGCCGAAGGTCGCC